TCAACCAACCCGGACGTTGCGATTGCACTCAACACCCTTCGAGAAGTGTCACGCGAAGTACAAGCTGAAGGCTGGACTTTCAATAAAGAATACGATTATCCCATCACTCCTGATTCTAACAATGAAGTAAACATTCCTAATAATGTTCTTCAAATGGATCTGAATCAGAGCTACACCCAGAATATGGATCGGGATAGCATTAACCGTGGAGGTAAACTCTATGACCGAACTGCTCATTCATATAAATGGCTTGATGAAACTATCTATGTAGATATTATTTGGGAGTTGGACTGGGGTAGCATTCCTGAACCAGTTCAAGCATTTATTGTAGCACGTGCTGCTGCTATTGTCTCCAGTCGTATTATTGGTGATGGTGCTCAATACCAAGTGTTGCAGCAAAAAGAAGCGTTTACTCGTGCTATGGCTTTGGAGTATGAAACTAGCCAAGGAGATTATAGCTTCTTCGGTAGTCCGAAAGGTCAAAACTATTACCAAAGCTATCAACCGTACCATACCTTGCAACGCTAATGCCAGCAGTAACACAACTGACACCAAACTTTCTTGGTGGTGTCTCAAGACAAAATGATGACAAGAAACTAAACGGTCAGCTTACTGAATGCATCAACGGTTACCCTGATCCTACCTACGGTCTTCTTAAAAGACCCGGTATGTCGTTTATCAATCAGTTAAAAAAAGACCCCGCTTTAGGTGGTGGTGTATTTACCGAAGCTGAGCTTGCTGACTCTGCTTGGTTCTTTATTGAACGAGGTGTAAACGGTTCTTACATTGGTGCTATTAAAGGTTCAAATATTTATGTTTGGACTGCAGATGAAGGCACACCGTGTACAGTTACTAACAGTGGCGCTTCTTATTTAACTGTTGCTGATCCTAAGGATTACCATTTCCGTAGTGTTCAAGATACGACTGTTGTAACAAATAAAACCGTAACGACTGCTATGCAAGCAGCGGGTAATTTTGTTGAAAATGCTATTGCATCAATCAAGCTTGCAACTCTTATTGACGGTTATGAGTACACCGTAACTATTCAAAATGTTTCGACAACTGTAGTTGCTCAAGCGGCTACTACTTATGATGATATGCTGAAGTTTAATTCTTCAGATATTAATACTAATCATCACCTAGTTGACGGCGTTCGAGCATTAATTCAAGCTCAACACTCAGCCAGTAACAGTGACTTTGATGGTACTTGGTACCTTGAAGGTTATCTAAATACACTTGTTGTTAAACGTACTACAGGAAGTAATACAGTTATAACTGATTACTCCGTGCCTACTGGTACATATGTAGAATTTGAGATTGAAGCTTATGGTGGTTTAGATAACACCTCTTTGTCAGTTTTTACTGATGATCTAAACACGGTAGCTGAGCTTCCCCTTACCTCTTTCCATAATCATCAGATACGCATTTTAAACAGTGCAGCTGATGAAGACGATTACCATCTTAAATACCAAGCGTATGATGGTCTTTATGGACGTGGTTATTGGCAAGAAACACGAGCACGTGATGCATCTCCTGGTTTCGATGCTTCAACAATGCCTCACGCATTGCTAAATACTGGACCTACTACTTTTACGTTTGGTCCAATTACATGGAAGCCAAGAGAAGCGGGTGATGATGTCACCAGTCCAGAACCGTCGTTTATCGGTTATCCCATTCAATCAACATTTTTCTACAGCAACCGATTTGGGGTGTTGTCAGAAGACAACGTATTTTTTGGTGTAGCTAATGACACCTATAATTTCTTTGTAAAATCTGCTATTACTCAAATTGCATCAGACCCTGTTGATTTGAACGTATCTAGTGTGCGTCCTGTTACTTTGTCTGATGTGCTTCCTTCACCTCAAGGTTTGATTCTGTTTAGTGAACGTCAGCAGTTCCAAGTTTTTACTACAGATGGCAGCGTCTTGACTCCTACCTCTGCAATTGTTCGATCCCTTTCTAACTATGAAATGGATACTAACATTGCACCTGTGGATGTTGGTACCACTTCAGCATTTATTAGTAAGGTACCTGGGTACAGTAAGCTGTTTACGCTTCAACTTAGAGATGTTGAGCAACCGCCTGTTGTTGTTGACATCAGTAAAAATGTTATTGAATGGATTCCAGCAACAATTGATGATGTAACTGTCAGTCCACAAAACTCATTGATCATGTTGATTGATCGTGATACTTCTTATATTTACCTTTACCGCTATTTCAACAATGGTGAACGAGACCTATTTCAAGCGTGGACTAAGTGGCAACTACCAGGGACTATAGAAACTGCTACTATTATCAATGATACTGTGTACGTTGTTTCACAACATGAAGATGAATATACTCTTGGAACACTTATCCTTGATGAAATCCCTTCAGGAGACGTTGTAGCGACTTCTACAGGTACTAATGGTAATCCATGCCTAGACATGTATACAAGGCCTGTGTCGCCCAACGTAGGGGTCGTAGACGCAGTTGTATATGACGAAACTAACGACATCACAAAGATCTACGTTCCTTACACACCATTCCAACAACGGGAAGCAGCGATGCTGTTGACTGTCCCACTGGCTGATGATGGTACGGATACGGAAATTGATGCTGATGCTGGTTACTGGGCAACCGCTTATGAGCGCACTGAACCTGTAACTGGTTACCGTTATTTTGAAGTTAAAGGTAACTTCTCATCTTATGATGACGGTATTATTGTCGGTTATCCTTATGAATTTGAGGTAACTTTTCCTAAGTTTTATTTCCGACCTAATGATGTTACCACTGATTTTACTGCGACTCTAACTATTTCTAGAGTTAAATTTTCGGTCGGTAGAACAGGTGCCATTCGTTTTAAAATACGAGCCACTGGTTCTAATGAATGGATTGATGTAGAATCTACAACTGATGCTGATGTTTATCAGGGCGATGCAAATCCAGTAAAAAATGATCGGCAGTTTACCGTACCTATCCATCAACGTAATACTAATTTTGAACTTAAAGTGACAAGCAATCTTCCATACCCTGTATCGTTGGTGTCAATGATGTGGGAAGGTAATTATTCACCACGTTTTTATAGGAGGGCTATCTAATGGCAGGATGGGCAGCCGCAGGCGTCGTTACTAGTGTTATTGGTGGTATTTTTGGTGGCGTTCAATCCAGCAATGCTAATTCTGCGCAGCAAGACTACATACGTAGAATGGAGGAACGTCAGCAAGAAATTGCTGATATTACTAACGAGTGGCAAAAAAAAGATTTTGAAGCCACACAACAGAATTGGCGTGATTTAGCCGATTACAATTTTGAAACTGCGATGAAGGCGTACAACTATGACAGGTTGGGACGTTCTTTGCAGTATAAAACAGATGCACAGAAATATTTGATGAATGTGCAGAACTCGAATCAACAGCTAACGTTTAACGATATTTCTGCTGCTCAAGGACGAACTCGTGAACAAATAGCTCTTGATCAGGTTATGCAAGAGGACCGTTTTACACGGCAAGACATGCTTGTAGAACAGTTACAGCAAACAGGTAAAGCACGGTTGGGTCAAGCTGGTCGTTCTATGAACAAAGCTGTTCAATCAACCGAAGCTCAAATTGGACGTGATTTGGCTGTGCTTGATGCAAGTCTGACTGGTGAAATTCAGGCTTCTAACCTTAGAATGTTTGATATTAGTTTGGGTAAACACGCTGCTGACGCTAGAGTGGAAGCTGCACGTATGCTACGTCCTACCATGATGCCTGATCCTCCGTTGCCGACTATACCACCCGAACCTAATTGGGTCGAACCTCCTGAAGTTCTGCCTGGTATGGCTCCTCTTGGAACACACCACAGTGTCGTTGCTCCAATCATTAGTGGTATTAGTAGCGGTTTGTATGGGATGTCTCAAATAAACTGGAATCCTAATAACGGCGGTGATTTTACAACACAACAATCTGCTGCAGTTCAAGCAGGATGGCCTGGAAACCAAAACTATTGAGGTTATCTCAACTATGGCAAAATATAGACGCACTATACAGTCGGGTGGGTTTAGCCCAGAACAAGTATCTGAGAAAAACATCACACGTTTACAAGAATATGCTGATAGGATTACCCAAGCTTTAAGAGATGAGCGGGATGCAGTTATTTCTGACC